CGGGCGGGGAGACTCCTCAACAGTCCCCTGATAACAAGTGTTTAGTGCAGTTCTGGCGCCCCTCCGAAGAGTATTTCCAGGTCTGCTCTGATGCCACCATGGCATCTCCCTCCACATTCCCTACTTGAATCCGGCTTACTAACTAAGAGAGAGGCATTAACTTGTCAACCAGTTTGTGGCAGCAAACTACAAGTGGTCTGATTATCCTCTTTTGGTGGCAGTAACTCTTAGTGTTCATAACCGAGAAACGTACCACTTAAGCCCTGATACAGCAGCTAAAGTAGTACTTTCCAAGTAAGCCCCTTCTAATTCAGCTGTAACCACAGCTATAACCGTCTTACTGTCAGCAGATGATGTGATGTGTGCCTTGGCACCGTCTCCCTTGATATTTACATCGGGAGTGGCAGTACTCGACTGCCAAACTACCAGCCATTTACCCTCTCCGTATATCGTGAGGCGAAAAGTAGTCGGTTGTACAGTGACAAAGGCATATCCTGGACCATCTGAGACGAGCTGTTCGCCTTGTTGCGTGATCGACCCGGTAGGAATTGGTTCAGAAAACACGACGGTGTAGTCAACTAAAACCTCTCCCAAGTAAGCTGAGTCTGATTCCGCGGCCCCATAGTGCATTACGATAAGTCTTCCGAAGTCCACTAGTTTGGGGTCGTTACTTGTCGAGTCTCTGCAGTATCTATATTTTCCATCTCCTGGAATGTCCAATATAAAGCTTGTGGTCACCACGTTCTCCGCCCTTGTTTTAAACTCCACTATTCCAGCTTTAGTAGGCACCGGGTCTGAACTATCACTGTTGTAAGCCAGGACAATTCTTCCTGATGATTCGAAAGAGGCTGTAGTGGTCCACCGCACCTTTATGTTTGTAAACATATACTTGTTGTACATGCTGGACATTAATGACGCTCGGCGGAAGGGGCTGTATTGACCTGGATTCAATATCCATGATTTAGTAAGTGGCGTGTAACCAGTCTGCTTGGGCAAAGTTAGGAGTAGTTCTGATCCTGTGCAGGTAGACGTTTTGCCAGCCGTACCAGGGCCAAGCCTATTCGGCTTGGCTACAGCTGGGCTACCTCGAGCTCTCTTGGGTATTATCACGGTGGCAGTTAGGTTCATGCCTAACGCCTCACGAGCAAGCTTCTTTTGGTTTGGCGTTAACGCCTGCCAAGTTTTAGTTTTAAACTTGATCGCCCATGGAACACCCTTGTTAGCTAAGGTAGTGATGACAGGTGAGTTCTTGTAGTTATCCATCAGGTGTATTGATCTTGATGTATTGGGTTTTACTGCTGTCGTGTGTAGAATAATAGCTGTATGAGGGTTCTGCCTTTCCTATACAGTTTAGGATTAATCCACAGAGTGCAAGTGCTATCGATTGGTTTATGTTAGGGATATTCACTGGGGGAAAGAAGTCAAAAATGGAAATGGATCTCCATCTTAATCTCCCTAGCAACATTAGTGAAACTACCCCCGTAAACACTACCACGTGCTTGTTCATTAGCTACAGCTTTAGCTGCAGTTAACTTGCCACTCAGTTTATTTTTATCCTTTGAACTGTTCAGCTGTTTACTCTTTTCCTTGGTGCTTATTGCTTTATTAATAGTGGGATGTTCGCGCTCCATGATTCAGGCGGGCCGGGTTCCGTGGAGATTTCATGGCAATCTATCAAGCTTTCGATGGCAACCTGTTGGTCAGGTGTAATACCAAAAGCTTTATAGAATGAAAACCTACAATCCTGGGAAATCTCCCCAAAAGCCCGCTTCGAATTCATAGCTAGCATGTACATACCCCCCTTCTCGTGCGCATCCATTTTTGGCTTTCGCCCTTTGTTAGCTCTGCAATATGCTTGATAATAAGACTGCAAGATTGGTATCTTTCCGCACAGTCTCTCTCCACACATACCTACTGCACCCAACCACTGCTGACATGCTTTTTCGTTTGGCCACGGGGTTAAACTAAAAGCATCCTTAGACATAGAGATATAGGGCTTACGGACCATGACATAAGTTTGACCATCATAGACAGGTTGCATTTGGCAAAATTCTATTTCCTCTTTGACAAAAACAGGCTTCTCAGAAATGCAGGTGAATCCAAATCTCCTCCACCCTGCCTCCAGCTTGGAAGTAATCTCGGGGAGGTTGTTGCGCTCTGTTATGAGAACACAATCGTCACCATTGTTGATGAGCCTGTAATTACCCGGAAACAAATGTTTGGTTATCAAACATGCCAAGATGCAATTACCCAAAGCTGTATTCATGTCACCACTCATTCTCTTGCCATCTACTTTGTACCTAAGGATGCCATTGCTTGCTACCCCGACTCCATAATTTCGTAATTGCCATGACAGTAGTTGTTGCAGGTGCCTGTCTCCTGGAAATAGAGACATGTAGCAGGTGTGTTCGAACTGTAATGCTGGCACACTTACGTGTTGGTCGAATCGACTCATGTCAAATCCAACAGCAACTGGCATGTGGAATTGGTCCCAGGCATCACTGATTATCATACCAACTTCTTCGACAGTATACCCTTTCATCACCGTCCTGCCACCCCAAATTTTATCTAAGGCGCGATAAGCAGAGTGTTCCACCTTCTTTAGGTATCTTCCCAGCTCTACGTTATATCTGGGCATTCTAGGTTGGATCACTCTGGGGGCCGGATCTGGTTTGAGATCAATACAAAACTTCTCTGCCTTCACAAAAGTCTTTAGACGTGAGTCAGACCGGTCTATGGCTATTTCGCTCAATGAGTCTGCAGCTTTTTGGTAGATTGTGCGTTTCCTGCCCTGATAACAATCCACAAATTGCTCTGTGGAGATCCGGGTATGATGACCGCATAACCTTACAAATTGCTGTCTGATCGTTTTAAGCTCTTTAAAAATACCGGCTTCTGGCTCTGGACAAGTCTGCAGTTTTTTTGTATCTTTATTTTCCACGTAGAAAACCCGCTCCAGTAATCCTCTGCGTAAATTGGCGATGCTGTTATTATGCACCCGGTACTGCAAACCGGAGGTGCAGGATTGTTGGAGGTAAAGTTTCCTAAGTTTGGGGGCTCGAGGTATAACTTTCTCTTTGAGGTAAGGGTGTGCCCCCCTGGCTATTTTTGTACACACACCCTCGAGAAAGGTTATACCCCCCTATTTATGGAACTGAAAAGGGGATCGAGCCAATCCCCCATTCATCCGGAACCAAATATACTCCCAGGCATCCTTATGGAAGCAATTAGTCAGCAACTCTTTCCACACCTGCACTTGATGCGCTTTGTGGAGAGCGCACCGCCGCCGGTAGGCTGGATAAGAGTTGAGCAATTGCACACTTTGCACTTCTAGAATGTCTGGAGTGAACACTGCTGCTTTTGCCAGTTCAGTGACCTGCCGAATGTGCAAGTCTACCATATGATGTTCTCGACACCTTCCCACCATGTATTTCATCACAGCTAGTCTATTAGCATCAGTGGGGGTGGGGGTTCCGCCAAAGTGGTTTTTAGTGTCGGCGACTAACCTTTTCAAGAATTTTCCTTTGGTATGCCTATTTCTAGGTAAGGTTGTTCGCACATTTTTCACCACCACTTTGCCCTCGTCATCCTTTTCCTTGTCTTCATGTTTTTCCAGATAGTTTCGCATTTCTGCGTCATCTTCCAGATCGTCATCCAATTCAGCTTGGAAAGGTGACACTTCAGCTTTAGCATACTTGGGTTCTGAAGGGTGTGACTGTCCCCTTGATTCTATAAAACCTCTAACGTTGCTGATACATTGCTTGTTAAACTCGTATGCTCCTAAAGCTAGGCGTACTTCCAGGGCTGCCACCCCAACGCATAGTAGAGTTGTGCAACACACTCCTCCTACGGTTAGTTCTTTTGCCAATTGTAGTATACCCATGATTGCTCAATCACCGAGATAAAGCTAAGTTTATCG